TTTTGGTCGGGGAATTGGCGGGGACTTTTTTAGCGAATATGACTAAGAAATAGGTCTGTTGTCGCTTCAGCAAGTTCGTCCTCTACTTGATTGTAACGATCCGTCATATAAACCTTTGTATGCCCCAGCGCCTGGCTTAATTGTTCAAGCGGAACCCCTGCAATAATGCTTTGAGTCGTGAAGAAGTGGCGCATCATGTGAGGTGTTACATGCAATCCTGTTGCTTCATTCACTAGATTGAAGTTTCTATTTAGCTGGTTTGGATTGATGAGACCACCTTTCTCGTTGATAGTTATATAATCCTTGTGCTGTTCCTTGATAATTCCTAACTTTCGCTTAATCTTAGAAGCTTCAGCTATCAGATAATAGATCAGGTCTGTTCCGATATCATCAAGGCAGACATATCGCTCTGAATCCTTCGTTTTAAGCCCTCCTTTCCCTTTTAAGGTCTGGTTGCTTCGACTGTCTCTAAGATGCAGTATAGCCCGTCCGCTGTCGTTCTGAGTGATGTCCATTGGACGCAATCCAAAGACTTCTCCTCTTCTCAATCCAAAAATGGTAAGATAGGTCAGAGCGTAGAATTGTTTTGGCATAATCTCTTCTGCCTTTGCTATCCAAGTCTTAAACTCTTTGAGAGTCACTTTCTTGTTAGCAGCAGGGATATCACTCTGGCCAATAAAGACACCTTTCAAGCGATTTGAGAGCAGATTACCATTTTTCACGGCATCATTCAGCAATGCCATGAAGCTGGAATTGAGGGTTTGAACAGTGTATCTGGTATGGTTCTGCAACTTTTCAGCGATAAAGAGTTCATACTCATTTCTATCCAAATTTTTAAGCAGGGTAGAACCAAACTTTGCCTTGATATGGTTCTTGTAGAGATTATCATTGAGGTAGTAGGAAGTGTCATTCCAGCGCCCTGTTGACAATCTCTTTTCAGAATAAATATCCCAATATTGATCAAGTGTCAGATTCGTATTGATACCTAATTCTTGTTCTTGGATTTGTTGCTCAAGCTCTACCAAGGCTGCACGAGCTTGAGGGAGAGTTGTGAAACCACTTTTACTTTTTTCTCTTTTTTTACCTCGGAAGAAAAAAGAACGTCTGACATAGTAACGCTTGCCTTTAGCAGTCTCATAGTAATAGATATTTGGGTATTTTGTTTTATTATATTTCATTGTATTCTCCTTGTTTATCGGCTTCTGGACAAGGTCTAAACATTGAGAATATTGACATCACCCCTTTCATGGTGTAAAATAGGGTATAGAAAAGAGGCCTTTTTAATGGCTGATTTTTTATAAGGGTGGGCTTCACAATCAAACTTTGGCGAGGGAGATTGTGGAGCTTTTTTGTTTTTAATTCAACAAAAAACGGTAACTAAATTTATAGTTACCGTTTCTGCGTGGCAGCTTGTGCCAACCAGGTTATTTGCACCAGGATTTCCCCTAGGTTAGTAACTATATATTATCAAATATATTTCATTTTGTCAAAAATGGAAAGTTGAGTCTTCACACTCAGAATTTAGAGATAGAGAGTGTGGGGATTTTTTTATTTCTTGACTTTATCTTTTAAAGCCTTCTCTATGGCTTTCTTTAATTCCAAAATAGATGCTTTTTCATCTTTGGTAAAGGTTACTGTGTTTTCATCTTTTACGGCATCAAACACACCACCTTTTGTATCAGAAGAACCAGGGTAAACAAGTTGAAGATAGCCAACAGTTGAGCCAGGTTCTTTCAATTGGTATGCTGTAATCTCAGAGAGGAGAATTGACTTTTCGCCATCAAGACCATGAAGAAGAACATTAGATACATTTGACTTTCTTGCAATCCTGATAAAATAATCATCGATTCTTACAACAGTTTTTGATTTCTTAAACTCAAAAACTCGCTCATTCGGTTCCTCTGTGAAGAGTTCAACCTCTAAACTTTCATCTTGCTTTTTACCAAACAATGCCATAAGTAGTTCCTTTCTTTTTCTGCTTCAGCAGTTTATAAACATATTTAACCAATTAAAGTCTGATATTCCTCTTTTACCATGACTTCATTCGTCATGGTTTTTAGATTGTAGTAGGACATGAATTTGAGGTAATCAAACTCTGTGGGGTCGTCTAAGCTTTCTATCGCGTCTTTTACGAGATGATGGATCATATTCCTATCAGCTTCGTTTTCACAGCGTAGGCGAGCGTTCTGGTACTCTGAGCGTGTGTGGTCTTTGTGTCCGAGTTCATGCAGTAGTACCTTAACTCTCTCTTTTTTGCTGAGTTTATTAGATAAGAAAGCTGTGTTGGTTTCTTTTTCGTAAAATCCAAGTTCGTCAGGTATTAGCTCACCGTCAAAATCGACAATGCGAACCTGAAAATGACTTATAATTTCTTTTTCAGTCACTAAGCAATACCTCTAATCACCAGCTTCTTTGAGATAACCTTCAATGATAGACTGGATGATTTTCTTCTTTTCGTCTGTTAATTCTCGACCGCCGAACATCATGACATTAGATGCCATCTCTTCAACATTTAGTGCCTTTCCTTGCCAAGTGTACTCTTTTGAATCACCAGCGATGGCAGGATTATCCGTGCGACCAAGCAAATAATCTAAAGATACATTTAAATAATCAGCGATTTCTTGCATTCTTTCCGTACTAGCTTTTTGTTTTTTCAAGGAGTAGAGTGTATTTCTACTATATCCAAGCTTTTCTTCTAATGCATTTATTGAAAGTCCTTGTTTATTTGCAAGTTCTTTTATTCTTTCAAATGTCAGAAACATTGTTTTATCAACCTTTCTAAGCATTACGAAAAAATAATTAAATTATTTAATTAAAACTGTTGACAAAATTAAATAAATAATTTAGAATTATATTCGTAAGCTAAAGAGTTAGCGAACAAGACAACTAAAAAATAAAGCCTAATGAAACTGATTGGCGTCCGTTTTTCTAGGTATAACCTTACTTTTAGTAGGTCTTTTCTCTATGTTTTGATTTTAAATCATTTATTTAAAAATGTCAAGAAATTCGCTAACTTTTTAGATAATTTTTTAAAAGGAGGTGAGGAAATGAGACCAAGACGATATCCGTATAGTGGGAAAAAAGAGTCCACCCTCGTAAAGGCAGACCCTGAATTAGTAGAAAAAATTCTAAGAAACACTAGTTTTCTTGAGCATTTACAAGTTCTGTTAGCAACGAAACCGTAGTTTCTGTACTGAGTTTATGAGCGACAAGGACGCTATTAAGAATAGCCTTTCTAATTTCCATGTCGATTGGGTATTCTTTAAATACCTCATCTAACATATCTTTGATAACTGGAATAGCATCGTTGATAATTTCTTGAGAAACTTGTAAAACATCTTCTTTAGTGAGTTTTGACATATAAAATTTCCTCCTTTCTATTGGAATTTTGACTAAAACGGTGAGAGGTCCTAATCAAGATTATTATAGCAATTTAGGAAGATATTACCTCAGTCTTGAGACTGATATAGGAGGTTGAATGGAAGATAAAATCATCGAACTTGCTGATTACTTCATCAGCGAGAACACAACGTACAGAGAAGCTAAAATAGCGTGTGAGAAGCTATTTAAACAAGCCAGCCATGAGATAGAACTCAGAGCGCTGGAAAGTGAAACGAAGAAATAGAAAGGAGAAAGATGAGTAAAGAACTAAAGATAATCAAGGCTAAAATCAAAACTCGTTTGATTGAGTTGGATATGACTCAAGCTGAATTGGCAAAACAAGTATCTGTAGCATCATCAGTTATTTCAGAGTTGCTGAAGTATGGCAAAGGTAGTGAGTCTGTTAAGGAAAAAGTTGCAGATGTTTTAGGGATTGAGAACCCTTGGGAAAATAGTTAGAGCATGAGGAAATAGTATGAACAACGCAGCGCAAAAAGTAACACGGATTGACAAAGATGCCTGGGAGATTGCTACGGAGCTGGCGAACGAGTACGGCGTATCTATTTGTCACATCATCAGCGAGAGCGTCCGCTATTGTGCAGAGAATGCCGAATTTAAGGAGATGGACGTTGTCGTTAAACGATTGGTAGTCGGCAGTAAGGTGCTGGAGTAGGAGGGTGGAGATGAATGAAATAGTATGGTTTTACTTTGTTGTCATAATCAATCTTATCATTGGTTTTGCTACATACTACGCTAGCAAAAGAGATAGAAAAAAGCGCATCAACGGGTTTAAAAAAATACAAGATGATGAGCTTGAAAGAGTTAGAAAAAAATTTGATTTATGATTTTTTAGAAGTCTTTACTTAGAAAGGAACATTATGAACGAACTAGAAAGAACAGCCCTCAATGAAGTATTGAGGACCGTGGCATATATTGCTGAGAAGTTGGATAAAATCGAGAATGCTATGCTCACCTATCAAGAAGCTGATAAGCATCCAAAAGATTAAGTTGCATTTCCATATAGTGCAAGAATCCATGAAGGAATTTTTTCAAATCTTGAAGATCCTTATCACTATGTTTTTTAGTATAGTGGGTTTCATCGTTACCTATATAAACAGTTGCAGTCGCAAATGTTTTCAAAGTTTTATTATCAATATAGTTATCAATAACTTGCTTCAGTGGCATTTTAGCAACTTTATCTTTATTTTCTAATTCAAAAGAGATAACAAAGTCCTTTACGAAAAATTCTAAGGATTTGCGAAAACCGATACCAGCTATATGATCAAGTTTTTCTTGTTCAGCTTTAAGTGCTTGAGTATATATCTCTTTGCCTATAGGAGAGAGTTTTGCTAATTCTTTTGATATTGGGATGTCGCTAGGAAGTTCTGGCTTTACATCTAATATATCGTATTGATAATCAATATTTGCGAAACTATCAACGGTTATTGTAACTTCGATTTCATCAACAAAATAATGGTTACATTGTTGACAATAGCGAGTTGCGCAAAATCGATAGTGATCGTTATCTATACTCTGAGTTGTTTCGTTCACAACTGTTGGACAAGTAATATTTTTACAGATTTTACAGGAATCACTAAGTGTGAAATTGGTTGAGAAATCTCCAGTTGGCTTTATAGGTACATACACGATTATTCACCCCTTGTTTTTATTTTTATTATACCAAATTTAGAAAGGAATATTATGAACGAAATTTTTAATTTTCACGGGCAGGAAGTCCGTACTTTGACAATTGATGACGAGCCGTGGTTCGTTGGGAAAGATGTTGCAGATATCTTAGGATATGCTAAACCACTGGACGCAATTTCTCGGCACGTTGATGAAGATGACTCCGTGAAATACGGACTCACCGACAATTTAGGTCGAACACAAAACACTATCATCATCAACGAATCTGGTCTCTACTCTCTCATTCTTTCAAGTAAGCTTCCACAAGCGAAAGAATTTAAACGTTGGGTGACATCAGAGGTCTTGCCAGCTATTCGCAAGCAGGGCGGTTTCATTCGCGAGGACTTGGACGAGGATGCCTTTATTGCTCTATTCACTGGCCAGAAGAAATTGCGTGAGCAACAGGCGACTATGCTGGAAGATATCGACTACCTCAAGAGTGAGCAACCGATTCATCCAAGCTATGCTCAGTCGCTATTGAAGAAGCGCAAGGCTAGGGTCGTGGCTTGCTTAGGTGGTATTGATAGTCCAGCTTATGCGGATAAGACTTTCGCTCAGTCAGTCTTTAGACAAGCTGAGATTGATTTTAAGGATCATTTTAATATTAGTCGCTATGACTTGCTACCGAAAAAATTCGCAGATGCAGCCTTGGCCTATTGGATGACTTGGGAGCCAAGCACCAATACCAAGATGAAAATCATGAAATTGAACTCATTTGACGAAGGGTAGGAGGGGAAGAAGATGGACAATGTTCTACTTTCACTATCTGAATGGATTAAGTCCATTATCAAGGACACAATCACAAGGCTAGTTGAAATAGAAAAAGATAGTGATCACTATCCAGAGTTGATGGATGTGAACACTACCTGTGATTTTCTAGGAATTAAGTATGCCACATTTTCAGATAATTATCGTTACTTAAAGGGATTTCCAAAGGAATTACCTGGTAAGAAATGGTCAAAAAGAGCCATCAAAGAATGGCTCTCTAATCAAATATAATAACTTTACTAAAAGGCTTCTGGACAAGGTCTTAGCAAAATTATTTGACTATATTATAGCACAAAAAGAGGATAAGGAGATAAAAATGTTTGAACCACCGATTTTAGACCAGCTGATGGGGGTTGGAGCCTTACTGCTTGGATTTGCAGGGTCTTGCCGTCATATCAAATTGCAGGAACAACGCAAGGAAGAAGAAAGACGAGAAGAGCAAGAATTTGCGTCTATGATTATCCAAGTGCGTAATCATGCATATGAACGTGGTAGAGAGGACAAATGGCAAGAAATTCGCAAGAATATTCGCAGAGAGTTCAAAGAATTCACATATGACAACGAACCGCCTGTAGGCTTGCGTCCTGAGCCGTTAGCTTTGCCAGAACCTAAACAGTCTGCAATCAGATTTTTGTAATGAGGAGGTCAGGAAATGGAAGAATTGATTGAATCGCTGGATAACCTGATTATGATTGTTAAAGAACTGGAAGGAAGGGAATCAACTCCAAGACATTTTATTACGATATGGGAAAACGATTATAAAAATCTATTACTAGTCAAAGAATACCTAACAGACTATGAAAAACTAGCTAAGGACTATCGTGATGTGGAGCTTAAAAATAAGCTGCTAAAGATTGAAAAAATGGAGCTGGAAGGCAGGTACATCTATGAGGATATGCGGATGAAGTACCGCGCTAACCGTAGGAAGTGGGGGGGGAGATTATGGCGTTAAAAAACAAGCGGTATTTCTGGATCCAGCTTGCTCAGGACTTCTTTAAGTCAAAGGAGATGAAACTACTTCGTAAGATTGCTGGCGGAGATACACATACCATCATTTATCTCAAAATGATGTTAATTAGCTTGGAAGACGGAGGGCATATTTACTATGATGGACTTGCTGACAATCTAGCCGAAGAAATCGCTCTTGTCATTGACGAAAATGTTGAAGATATTAAAATTACATTGATTTTTTTAGAAAGCAAAGGATTGCTGACTAGAAAAAATGACAGGGACTATTTCTTAGAGCAAGTTCCTGAGATGGTAGGTAGTGAAACAGCAACTGCCAGAAGGGTTCGCAAGTTTCGAGAGAACAAACAGGCGTTACAATGTAACACCGATGAAACAAAGTGTAACGGAGATATAGATATAGAGAAAGATATAGAGAAAGATATAGAGAAAGATATAGAGAAAGATAAAGATAAAAATCCAGTCGAACTCATCGTGGAAGAATATCAATCTCGTATTGCTCCGTTAGATGGAACTCAATTTGAAATCTTGAAAGAGTTCATCACTTTGGATGGAATGGAAGCGAAAGTTGTCCTGAAAGCAATTGGTCTTGCTGCTGATAATGGTAAAAGAAATTTTAGTTATATTAAAGCAATTTTGACAAATTGGAAAAAGGACGGAATCTTGACGATTGTAGCAGTGGATGAACGTGAGCGTCAATACAGAGAAAGCAAAATTAACAACCGCCAAGAACAAGCAAAATCCAATGTTCCTGAATGGTCTCAACCTAACTATGTGAATACCACGAGCGAGGAGGACAAGGAAGAGCTTGAAAAACGAAAACAGGAAATGCTGAAGCGTTTGGATAACGGAGGTGGCTGATGTTTATTTTAAAGCATGGGACAAGAGAGGATAAGCCGTTTCTAAGGTCTGCAATTATCAGTGTGACTGGCTTGGATATTTCGTGTTCTGAGGAGAAGAAAGCCATGCGGTTTATTTCTCGGGCGGCAGCCTTACAGGTTAGCAAGGCATTGAGAGGTTCCTTTGGGAACTTCTACCCTGTCGAGGTGGAGTGATGTTAGAGCTTTATTTCGTCTACAACGGGCACTGTAAGTTTTTCCTTGGGAGGTTTGACAATGTCGATGATCTCATTGAGCAGATGGAAGACCATCAGTGGGCTTTCTCAGCTATCACTCATCCAAGGTTTCAGAAGCACATTGGTCAGCGGACGACACGATTTGACTACGGTTCTAAGGATTGTTACTATTTAGCGACTTTTTCAGGAGGAGAAAAAAATGATTGAACTTATTAAAGAATTTGGAATGGCTATTCTGTGGTTATTTCTTGGCTATTTAGTCGGGGAACGTGCAGCAAGAAAGGAAAAGAAAGATGATCAATAACGTTACATTTTTAGTGGGAGGTAAGAAACATGGTTGGAGTAACCTATCAGGAAATTCATCTCTTTGTTGAATTTTTGAAAGAGCAGTACGGGCAAGGTCGTCCAGACTATATTGAAGCCCTGAACGACTTAGACGGTCTGGTGGAAGTCTCCTACAGAGAAGCTATTGAAAGATTTTTAGAAGATGAAGTACGATAAACAGGCTGAGATTGACGGACTGAAACGCACGATCGAGCAAAACGAAGAGAAGATAATCGAGTATTCGAAGCCGTGCGATGCACGCAAGAGACGGATTAGAGCGCTGGAGCGCGATTTGTTGAGGAAAAAGAATAAAGAATTAAGACGGAAAGCGGAGGAGTTGGAATATGATGGAAGAGTTAAAGCAAAAAGTTAATGAAGTATACAACTGGACGGTAGAAGACGGGAAGCCGCAACCTCCCAAGCAAGATTTACCACAAGCGGTGAAAGACCGGGCGGACTATTTTTGGGAAATGGCAGAAGATGGTATGACGTTTATGGGAGCGATGGAATGCATCTTCGCTGATGAAAAGCCTACAGACTATGATTTGGGAGCTACTAAGGGTTGGTTGCCAAAATCTAAGGAGTTTGATGATTGGGTTGGCTATTCGCCAAGCATGTCTCAGTTAGTTATTGCAGTTTATTTGATTTACAGAGGAAGCGAAGATGAAACTTAATGAATTGATTAAGAAATATAAAAAACTTGAGGGTGTATGGAATGCTGAAGGAGCAGAACTAGTTCGTCAAATTTTTCTGCAAGACTTGGAACAACTAGATAAACCGCAACCAGTCAAAGTTCCGCAGTGTGTGGCGGAATATATAGAATTTAAAAAGAAAAACAATTTTCATGTTTACGGTCTTGCTTGGCTTAACGGCTACGAGGTCGAAAAAGAGAAGCGGTATTTTGTTAAGATTAAAGGGAATATTAAAGAAAATATGTTGGTTTATGGAGAACTTTTGAAAAGGTATTTCTTTACAAAAAGCTTTAGTTTAGACGATGTTATATATTCCCACACTCGTAAAGAACTAGAAGCCGCAAACTTCGGCTGGATGTTTGATTGCCCAGGTATTGAGATTGAGGAGGTGGAGTGATGACACAAACACTTGAAGAAGGAATGAAGAATCAAAGTAAATGCATAAAAGTCCCAAGGGAAATCAGACCGTTTGATATAGGGTATCGAATAGTGAACAAATACGGTCAAGCGCTCGCTTTAAGAAATGGGGCAAGCATATTCGACTTACCTTATCTAGCTGAAAAAGCTATTAAGAAAGAGTTTAGTAAAGATGACCCAGATTTTGATATTGAAAAACATTTCGTTGAAGAGGTCGCTATTGTCAATTTAAGTAAATTTCATAGTTATTTTGAAGAACGTGTATGAGAAAGTGAAAGTTGGGGATGAGGTGATGTTGTGAAATTCTTGGATTTATTCGCAGGAATTGGCGGTTTTCGTTTAGGAATGGAGTCTGCCGGCCATAAATGTATTGGCTTTTGTGAAATTGACAAGTTTGCTAGAGAAAGCTATAAAGCGATACACAATACGAAAGGAGAAATAGAATTACATGACATCACAGCAGTATCAGATGAATCTATTCGAGGAATCGGAAGTGTGGACATTATCTGTGGAGGATTTCCGTGCCAAGCTTTCTCAATTGCAGGAAACAGACGAGGTTTTGAAGATACACGAGGAACTTTGTTCTTTGAAATTGCTAGGTTCGCATCTATTCTCAGACCTAAATATCTATTCCTTGAGAATGTTAAAGGATTGCTCAATCACGAAAATGGAGTTACATTCGAGACCATTATCTCAACCTTGGATGAACTGGGGTACAACGTGGAATGGCAAGTGCTTAACAGCAAGAATTTCGGAGTCCCCCAAAATCGGGAACGAGTGTTCATTATCGGACATCTTAGAAGAGAACATACCAGAAGAATTTTTCCTCTCAGCGGAAAAAATCAGTCAACTAGTAACCAATCAGTCATGAAAATTGGGAATATAAACCCATCTGGCAACGGAATGAATGGGGAAGTCTATCAAGCTGATGGTCTAGCTCCCACGCTAACAACAAACAAGGGAGAGGGGCAAAAGATAGCTATAAAAAGCAATACTATAAAACAATTTGGGGTATTGCAACCCAATTTTAATCAATGTGGGGTGGTTTACGAAACAGACGGCATCGCACCAACTATCAGAGCCTATCAAGGTGGAGGACTTGAGCCTAAAATTATTCAACGTGGGCATGGTTATAATAAAGGTGGAGAACATGACATCGCTCCTACTTTAACTAGCAATAGCTATCACGAAAACAATCATTTATCAGATGGCTTTCGAATCAGAAAGCTAACACCTAAAGAATGCTGGAGGTTACAAGGTTTTCCTGATTGGGCTTTTGACAAAGCGCAAGAGGTCAACTCTAACAGTCAATTATATAAACAAGCAGGAAATAGCGTGACAGTTAATGTCATAGCAGCAATAGCAAAGGAGTTATCATGAACACAATAGAGAAAGTCAAACAATGGTTTATTGACCGTGACCTTGAAAACGGTGGACGGCTAGATAAGCAATCTTTTTGAAATCATCATGGATTATGAATGGAAGCAGATGCAGGAGCAGGCTACATTCATAAAAGCTAATACTAGAAAGTGGAGAGCAAGATGCAACTAAGATTGAAAGAACTTAGAGAGGAACTATGTCTATCCGTAGGACAGATGGCGAAAGAAACAGGTGTTTCACAAAATACAATTCATTTGTATGAACGAGGTGGATATCCGTCGATTAAGCAAATTGAAATGATTGCTAAAACATATGATGTAAACCCTGCGTGGCTTGTTGGGTGGATAGATGATGAAATGATGCATGGAGTCCAGGTCGTTGAAAAAGTGGTCTATAAAGAAAGTCCAACAGCAAGATTGCCGGATTATTTCAATAACAATAACGAAGGTAAGATTATCAAGTGGGTCAAAACTAAAAGATATATGGGAGGTAAGGTTTGGGCAAAAAGAACCTAATAACAGCACGAAGAGATTATCTCGAGTTTGAACTCAATGATAAATACTTACAGATTGACAAATTGATTGGTCAAAGAAGACATGAATTAGAACGATTGTACGAAGTGAAACATCTCACTGTTCCTGGTATTGATGATACTGGTGCAAGCGGAAGTGGCACGTTCGTAAATAGGTCTGAGAACCTAGCAGTTGCTTATGCAAGCGATCCGATGGTTTTAAGACTGGAAAACTTTCAAACAGCAATTTCAAAGCTACTCGATTTACTTGAACCTGATGATAAAAAAATCTTTCATTTGAAATGGGGAGAACACACTAGGTACGATTGGATTCAAGTTTGGCATAAAATGGAGAATGGTGACACTGGGTATCTATACAGGCACAGTAAGCAGATTTACAGAAGACGTGAAATCATTCTTGATACACTTGCAAAGTTATTGTTCATGTAACTTGTCAAAAAAAAGTATAGCATTGACAAAAAGAATATGATAGATTGATACTATCCAAAGCACTGAGAAAATCTTAGTGCTTTATTTTTTTGTGAAAGGAGTAAAACTATGAATATTGTTGAACCGTTACGAGATAAGGATGATATCCAAGCCATGAAGGACTATCTATCATCTTGGAATGAAAAGTATTACATGTTATTTCTTTTGGGAATCAATACAGGTTTTCGTGTCGGAGATATTCTCAAACTAAAGGTTAAAGATGTTCAAGGTTGGCATATTAAAGTTAGGGAACAGAAAACAGGGAAATACAAGAGCATTAAAATGACAAGGCCACTCAAGAATGAATTGAGGGAATTTGTCAAAGATAAAGAATTACATGAGTATCTATTTCAGAGTCGTGTCGGAAAGAATAAGGCGCTCAGCTATAAGACGGTATACTGGTTTCTTAAAAGAGCTGCTGAAGACTTAGGAATCGATAATGTCGGAACTCACACGATGCGAAAAACATTTGGCTATCATTACTACAAGAAGTACAAGAACGTTGCAGACTTGATGTCATTATTCAATCATTCAAGTCCAGCAGTTACACTAATTTATATTTGTGTAAGGCAAGATGAACTTGATACTAAGATGAGTAATTTTAGCCTCTAATATTTTTTTGATTTTTTCAACTATCCATAACGAGGAGGTTTCTAGTTTATATTTTGAAGAGGGCCTGAAGCGTTGTCCGTGCTAGTTTTTTAGTATGAAACAAAATTGGATAAAATATAAGATATAACTAATTCAACAGAGATATTTTACATAAATTCAAAACTCAAAAATAAATCTTGTCAAAAAAAGATATAGAATTGACAAAATGGATCTGATATATTTGTATCATGCGAAAAATTCGGAGAGCAAGTCTAGATATGTTCTCTTTTTGTTGGAGGTAAGCATGAGACCAAAAAGGTATCCGTATTCGTTGACTAGTGAGATTCTAGTTGACACATCAATAATTTATGCACGGGACAAGCCAATGTATAAGATGATTTCGTTCATGAACAGATACACAAGAAAAATCCGAGTTGAATTATTCAAGCTATGACATTCAAGAATCCTAAACACTCTGACTGGTTTAGAACTTGGCAGATTAAATTCTACAACTCGAGACATTGGAGAACTCTGAGAAATAGAATCAGAACTACAAAGCGTATGCGCTGCGATATGTGTGGACGCTTAATTCATGGCAAGAGCATTGTTGACCATATTATAGAGATTGATGAAACTAATTATCAAGATGAGTCTATTACTCTCAACGAAGATAATCTGCAATTACTTTGTCTCGAGTGTCATAATACAAAAACATTTCAAAGTAAAATAAATTTAAATTTAGAAAATCGGAATATTAATTTATTTTGATTTTTTATTTTTTGAATTTTTTATTTTTGTCAGATCCCCCCTATTTAAAATTTTCACACACCCAAAATAATAACGGTGTCAATCCTCTTATATACCTCTCCCCCAAAAATAACGAAAATTGATACAAGAAAGGAGCATGATTTTGAAAATCAATGAAGTTTTAGAAAAGCTAGGAATAAGTCGTGCTACCCTCACCAGGTATCGAAAAAAGCTAGGCATATTTGAAGAAACTCGGTCAAATATCACAAAAAGTCAGTTCAAAGAGTTAGAAAAGCTGGCAAATCAACGGCAAAAGTATACAAGAGAAGAACGCGTTGAATTATCTCGTAAGACTTTCAAGTTGATTCCAAAAGAAAAAATGCTTGAAATCAATGATAATGATTCAGTAGGTTTGAAAAATTTAAAAACTCAATACAATCATAATCAAAAAGTGATTGAAAACTTCCAGCTAGAAATCAATAAAGTCATCAATAACGGTGAGCTACCTGATAAGTATCTACTTGATGGAATGGAAAAGTATCAAAAGCTAAACATGCAGATTATGTCAACGATTGAAAAGCAGAGTCCACAGGGTGATAGTCTCAAAGAAATGATTCAGGAGAAGTTGGCTCGATATGGTTGAGATGAAATATTTTGATAAATATGCTCAGCTGGTCTACTCAGGTAAGATTCGTGTTTGTGAACTTACGATGAAATCGATTAAACGTGTAGAGAGGTACAAGGAACAATACATCTTTAAACAAGAAGAAGTTGACAAACGGATTGAGTTCATTGAGGAAGAGTGCAGCAACACTAAAGGTCTTGCTGGCAAGTTACGTTTGGCTTTACCTCAGAAGGTTTGGCTAGAAACAACGTGGGGTTTTTATCATACAGTTGAAGTTACAAAAACAGATCCCGATACACTTGAAGAATATAAAGATTTTGAAGAAAGGCGTCTCATTCATGAGGTGCCTATTATTGTACCTCGTGGTACAGGAAAAACCACCCTTGGTTCTGCCATTGGTGAGGTTGGTCAGATTATTGACGGTGAGTGGGGTGCTGATATTCAGCTTCTAGCTTACAGTCGTGAACAAGCTGGCTATCTGTTTAATGCTTCTAGAGCTATGCTGTCGAACGAAGAGAGCTTACTACACTATATGCGTGAGGCTGACATACTACGGTCAACTAAACAAGGTATCTTGTACGAGACAACTAATAGTCTTATGTCAATCAAGACTTCCGACTATGAAATCCTTGATGGTACTAATGCTCACTACAATATTTTTGATGAAGTGCACACTTATGATGATGACTTCATCAAGGTTGTGAATGATGGTTCGAGTCGTAAGCGAAAAAATTGGATAACCTGGTATATCTCCACCAATGGAACGAAACGGGACAAGCTTTTTGATAAATATTACAACATCTGGGTAGATATTCTTGATGAAAAGATTGTCAATGATTCGGTCATGCCTTGGATTTATCAGCTGGATGATGTTTCTGAAATTCACAATCCAGATATGTGGCAGAAAGCTATGCCTTTACTTGGTATAACGACTGAGAAGGAGACGATTGCCAAGGATATTGAAATGAGCAAGAATGATCCAGCACAACAGGCTGAGCTGATGGCTAAAACATTTAATCTCCCTGTTAATAACTATCTTGCTTACTTCAGTAATGAAGAGTGTAAGGGTTGGTTAGATAAGTTTGATAAGAGTTTGTTTGTCGGAAATGAGGAACGGAGTGCTCGCTGTGTACTTGGTGTTGACTTGTCGGATGTCAATGACATTTGTTCGGTCTCATTTATGGTGGTGCGTGGCGAAGAGCGTCAGTATTTGAACAAGAAATTCATGCCACGTCATACGATTGAAGGACTTCCAAAAGAACTAAGGGACAAATACGCTGAGTGGGAGCTTAGTGGACAGCTTCATGTTCATGAGTTGGACTACAATGACCAAGCCTATATTTTTGAAGAGTTAAGGCAGTTTATGAGCGAGAATAGAATCTTACCAGTTGCAGTCGGATATGACCGCTGGAATGCAAAAGAGCTTATTCGATTAATTAATGACTACTATGGAGATATATGTCACGACATTCCACAAACGGTCAAGAGCTTATCCAATCCTTTAAAAGTGTATAAAGAAAAAGCTAAGATGGGGAAAATCATCTTTGACGATCCTGTGGCAACTTGGAACCATGCAAATGTTCGTGTTAAAATCGATGCGAATAATAATGTATTTCCAAATAAAGAAAAGGCAAAAGAAAAGATTGACGTATTTGCTAGTCAGTTAGATGCTTTTATTTGCTACGAAAATTTCAAGGAAGACTTGAGTTATTATTTTGATTGAGGTGAAGAATGAACAAATATATAAATAATCTAAGAGAGGTCTTTGCTAGGATTTTCAGACCAAGTAATAGAAAATCCACAAGGACCTATTTACAAAGAAATTTGAATTATTGGAGAAGAAATTCGATTTACTTAGATAATATTTACAATAAGATTTCAACAGATACTGCACAAGTTCGATTTAAGCATGTGAGAATCACTCGAAATCCGACAGGAGTTGATAAGATGGAGTGGTTTGAAAATAGTGATCTTGCAAATGTTTTATCTTTCTCTCCAAATCCTCTTGAAATACCAGTTGTATTTTGGGCAAATGTAACAAGAGCTATGCTGAAAGATGGTGTTGCAGTCGTTGTTCCACGTTGGGAAAATGGTCGACTGATTGAAATTTGGCTTGCAAAGAAAACAATATCATGGACTGCAGAGAGAGTTGAAATCATGATTGATGATGTAGAGATTGAGCTACCTCTTAGCGATGTCTGGGTTTTTGAGAATCCTAAATTAAACGTGACAAGTCAACTAAACCAAATCACAGAATTAATTGATATCAACCTTGATGCGTTAACCGAGAAGTTAGGCAGAGGGAATTCAAAGTTGAGAGGATTCTTAAAACTACCAACTAAAGCAGCAGATGAACATTTGAAGAAACAAGCTAAGAGTCGAGTTGATAGCATGATGGAACTTGCTGAAAATGGTGGCATTGCCTATCTCGAGCAAGGTGAAGAGTTTATGGAATTAAACAAAGATTACTCAACCGCTTCTAAAGAAGAAATGGAGTTTCTGAAATCTCAACTTTATCATGCTCATGGGATTAATGAAAAATTGTTTACTTGTGACTACACAGAAGAACAATATAGAGCTTACTATTCTAGCGTCATGAAATTATATCAACGTGTATTCTCTGAAGAAATTAATAGAAAATATTTCACGAAGACGGCAAGGACACAAGGAAACAAGCTCTTGGTCTTCTTTGATATGGCTGACATGATTTCATTCAAGGATCTAGTAGAAGGTGGATTTAAATCTAAATACGCAGGTTTGATGAATTCAAATGAATTCCGTGAAACCTATCTAGGGCTTCCAGGATATGAAGGTGGAGAAGTATTCGAAACCAATCTAAATGCAGTCCGTATCGAGCCGAGCGAAAGTAATTAAAAATAGGGTGGGCGGTTGGCAGAAATTTTAAGAAAGGAGGTAGGCTATGGAAAAGTTAAAAACCTTTGTCGTCAAGTCAGTTGAGGAAGAGTCAGCTGACTTTCACTTTGAGGCTTATGCCTCCACCTATGGCAATACCGACAGAGATGGCGATGTGATGGCCAAGGGGTGTTTTGACAATACCCTGAAAACTAAGGCCGTCGTCCCTATGTGCTTAAATCACGATCGCAATCGTGTCATCGGTAAGCATGAGCTGTCGGTAGATGAAAAAGGTCTGCGAACACGGTCAACATTCAATCTAAGCGATCCAGAAGCTAAGAAAACCTATGACCTCATGAAGATGGGGGCACTGGATAGTCTGAGCATTGGATTTTTTATTAATGATTATGAGCCAGTTGACGCTAAGCAACCTTACGGTGGATGGATTTTTAAAGAAGTTGAAATCTTTGAAATATCTGTCGTGACCGTGCCAGCCAATCCTCAAGCAACCATTGATAATATTAAGGGATTTGATATGTCTGTGGTTGACAAGCGAATCGCTCAGGCGAACATGAAGCAAGATATCATGAGTAAACTTGCAACAATTTAAAAAAGGAGCAAAAAATGAAAACACTAGTCGAATTGATGGAAGAACGACAAAAATATGCAGATGAGTTATCTGAGATCAAATTAAAAAAAGCTTCAATCGAAGAGAAATTGAAGTCAGCAACTATTGGAGAAGAAGAACTTGCACAGTTGAAATCGGATGCAGAAGAATTGGTACCCAAAGCAGAGGAACTCAAGAAAACAATTTCTAAGTTAGATGTTGAGATTGAAGAAAAAGAGGATAATCTCAACAAAGCTGCTAAATCTATCAAGGAAGTACAGAAAGGTAAGACACAAATGGAATACTTAAAAACCAAAGAATCTGCACTTGATTTCGCTCGAATTCTCATGGATAACGAAGGAAGCTCAAACAGTGCCCGTAAAGCGTGGGAAGCAAATCTGGTTGAAAAAGGTGTAACTGATATTAACAAAATCTTACCTGAACCAGTATTGATTGCAATCCAAAATGCATTTAATGATTACGACGGTATCCTGAACCATGTAACCAAAGATCCTCGTTATGCAGTACGTGTTGCACTTCAAACGAAACAAGCAAAAGCTAAAGGCCATCAGAATGGCAAAACAAAGAAAGATGAATCTTTTGTATTTATCGATTATACAATCAACTCTGCAGCTGTCTACATCAAGTACAGTTTTGAGTATGCTGACTTGAAGAAGGATACAACAGGTGCTTACTTCAACTATGTGATGAATGAATTAGCACAAGGCTTTATCCGTGCAGTTGAACGTGCTGTTGTTATCGGCGATGGTAAAAATAGTGATGATGATGACAAAATCACTGAAATTAAATCTATTGCAGAAGAAACACTTGATCAACTATTTGATACACAAGAAATCAGTGTTGACGGGGAATTTGACAGTACTGTTTTAGAAACCCTCGTCAAAGGGATTGATAAACTTGCTGCAAATACAACTCCAATTTTGGTAACTTCAAAAACCATTGCCCGTAAACTTAAAATGGTTAAGGATGGCGAAAAACGCTACATTGATCCACAACCATTCGCACCAATTTCACAAACAGGAAATGTCATTGCTGGTTACCAAGTATATGTCTATGACTGGATGGAAGATGCGACTAACCCAATTATCGCATTTGCTGACAAGGCTTATAAGATGATTGGTGATGATGTTTCTGCTGATCGCTTTGAAGATTATGATGTAACGATGAATCGCCGTCATATCGAACTTGCTAGCGTGCTTGGTGGCCGACTTGGTCAGTACAAATCAGCTGTGAAATTCACAAAAGGTTGATTTTAAATAGAAAGGGGAGTCTAAAATGACAATCCTTAACCAAATTAAAGAAATGGTTGAAGTTGATGTCGAAGAAGAAATCTTTGACACTCAATTTTTAAGCTACATAAATAGTGGGATTTCATATCTAACGAGAAACAACATTCCTATCAATCGCATCGATAAAGAAAGCGAATTGACAGAATGGAATGAGATTGAAGAGGATGATAAAGAAACAATTTTAGATTGGTTACATTTGAGATGTGTTCAGAGATTTGATAAATCCTTGATGACAGGAAATTCAACAACAAGGAGCTGGATTGATGAAGAATTGACAAATATTCTTTATCAATTAAAAGCTATTTACGGAGTTAAATCATGAAATCATCTAGAGTATCAATCATACTTTGTTACGATGAGCGTACAGAGGTCGAAAAAGGTGTTTTTGAAAAACAAGTTGTAGAAAAGAAAGTCAAAGCTGAAAAAGAGAAGATCTACCAACGTAGACTTGATAAAGCTTTGGCAGATGGTCAAGTTTTGACAGCAAGATTTCGGATACGTTCTAACTATGTGACAGATTCCTTAGACTACGTGAAGTACAAAGGGAAAGAGTACAAGGTAAATGTTGGAACTGAATCTGATGATGACCACTACACGATAATTGAATTAGGAGAATTGAAATAATGGCTAAGAAGTTCTTCACCAGGCAAGAAATTCAAGAAATCCTAGAAAAAAACACTTTAAAATCAAAAGTGTTCTATATGGAACGTGAGGAAAAGTCCTCTCCTGACAACGTTATTCTTTACTATCGTTTAACTCCGGGTAGTAGTATTACTGCTGATGACACAGTACACATGAGAAAAGTGACTATTCAAATCAGTCACTATCACAAGAAGAAATTAGACAGCATTGAGGAATTGATGTTGTCTAATTTTATGTGTGAACCTAGTCAGTTGAATCTAAAACAGCCTGATACAGATTACTTACTTACAACCTACAGAATCGAGGTATTCACAAGTGGGAAGTGGTAGCGTTAATGTGAAAACATTAAAAATCGATATCCAGAATCAAGTTTTAGAAATCATAGAAAAAGCAGGAAAAAGCACCGCTGGAGACATTAGAGACGGAAGTCCTAGAAGAAACGGAGTATATGAAAAAGGATGGACTCACGAGACCATTGAAGATATCGCTGTAGTATATAACAATGGGAAAGAGAAGTCGCTTGCTCACTTGTTAGAAAATGGCCATGCAACAAAAAATGGTGGATTTGTAGCACCTCAAGAACACATCAGACCAGCATACCTCAAAAATAAAGAAATCTTTCTCAATAATATGAAATCAATAAAAATCAGACCAAATTAAGGAAGGAGTCACAATGACTTATAAATATGACACACGAGAGGTAACTCATGGTAATACCACGGGATTCTTTGCCAAGATTTCCAAAACAGAATCTGGCACACTCGATTTAAAAAAACCGTATCCATTTACAGGATTGCGAAAAACATCTTTTGAAACTTCACAAGAATCAAATGCATACTACGCAGATAACGTGGAGCACGTCCGTCTTCAAGGTAAGAAATCAACTGAGGGATCCATCACGACTTATCAAATTCCTAAACAATTCATGATTGATCACTTGGGTAAAAAGCTGACAACTTCAACTCCTCCAGCGCTCATCGATACTGGTGTGAATGCGAATTTTATTTGGGGATATGCTGAAACGGTTACAGACGAGTTTGGTTCTGAGGTTGAAGAGTTCCACATCTGGACCAATGTAAAAGCATCAGCTCCAAAATGCAGCACTACAACAGATGAAAGTTCTGCTACACCAAAAGAAATTGAAATTCCATGTACTGCGTCACCCAACAATTTTATTCTAGATTCAGATAAAAAACCTGTTTCAGAAATTGTATGGCGTGATACAGACAAGGGTGTTGTCCGTGCTAAATTTGATAAATTGTTCGCTTCAAGTACCCCAATGAAATTGATTGATTTTATCAATGAAGCTTTAGGAACAACAGCCATCGTGCCAGGAGGATAAAATGATTAAAAAAGAACTATCATTCACAGCGTTTGATAGTTATGGTGAAGAAAGAGAGCACACTGAAACAGTGCGCTTTCTTTACTCTTTACCAGCTATCAAGATGTATGAACAGCGGACAGGTCGCAACTTCTTTGATGACAACCAAAAAGCACTCACAGCTTACACACAGCTTGCTCTTGCAACTGGTGTAAATGGTCGTTTATCTGCTTTAACTGATGAAGAAAAGGTCAAACTAATGCCATTACTTATGGAGCCAGATTTCATGAACTTCCTAACTGAAGTCATCCCTTGTCTGTACGGTGAGGTTGAGAATGGTCGCTTGGTACAGAATGAGCTGACTGCTGAAACAGCCTCTCTTGCTCCTTGGTTTGGTGATTTGATTGATATTGGTTTTTTTTCAGACCTCTTTTATGAATTTAACCGAAGTAGAGCAAAGGTTCCTCAAGATAGAAAAAAGCCTCAACAGAAGTCATAACTTCTGAAAAAATTTATAAGGTTGTTTTTGAAAATCGGATGGATGTTTTTTGGGCAGAAAGTCAACACTTTAATTATCTGATGGGAACACTACATCAGATGAGTATCAATGAAAATGAGAAGAAAACTTTATCAAACGCAGAATTACTAAATGTAATGTCTGACTAAAACTGAAAGGAGGAAATCTATGACTGAAACATTTGAAGGCTTATATGTCAAATTTGGTGCTAATACTGTTGAATTTGACAGATCTGTAAAAGGTATCAATAATGCTTTATCTAGTCTGAAAAAAGATTTCAACAACATCAATAGACAATTGAAGATGGATCCAGACAATGTCGACTTGCTGAATCGTAAGTTGCTCAACTTACAAGAACAAGCTCGTGTTGGTGCTATGAAAATTGCTGAACTCAAAAAGCAACAAAAGGAACTGGGAGAATCTGAAGTTGGGTCAGCACAGTGGAATAAGCTTCAACTTGAAATTTCTAAAGTTGAATCACAGATGAAGGTTGTTGACCAGACAATGAATTCAACCAAAAAACATATCGAAGATGTAGGAAATCCAAAGTCTATTTTAAATCTCAACAAAGAAATCAACAATGTTGCAAAAGAACTTGATATCGTCAACCAGAAGCTTGAATTAGATCCTAAAAATGTAGAGTTGTCCGAAGAAAAAATGAAGTTATTAGGTAAACAATCTTCATTAGCCAAGGATAAGGTCCAGGAGTTGAAACGGAAACAAGAGGAATTAGGAAAGGAAAAAATCGGAACAGAGGAATGGCGACAACTTCAAAATGAAATTGGGCAAGCAGAAGTCGAGGTGTTAAAGATAGATAAAGCCATGGGGAATCTAGGGGATTCGAGCCGTTCAGCAACAGGAAACATCAAGGAAGCTACAGGATACTTAAAAGCCGATGTAATGATGAACATTGCTGAAAAGGCAGGACAACTAGGTCAAAAAATGGTTGATGCTGGTAAAAAAACAGTAGATGCATGGTCTGAAATCGACGAAGCGATGGATACTGTTACGACGAAGACTGGACTTACTGGCGAAGCCTTGTTAGGACTTCAGGAAATTGCAAAAGGAATCGCTACATCCTTACCATCGGCTACATTTCAAGAATCTGCTGACGCAGTTGGTGAGTTAAATACACAATTTGGACTTACTGGTGATACTTTGCAATCTGCAGCAGGGTACCTATTGAAATATTCGAAAATAACTGGAGAAGATATTTCAAATTCCGCAATAAATGCCAAGAAAGCAATTGATGCTTACGGTTTATCTAATGAGGATCTAGCGAGAGTATTGGACTCAGTAACAAAGGTCGGCCAGGATACTGGTCAATCTTATGACTCCATCTTTCAAAAAGCAATTGATGGAGCTCCACAGATTAAGATGCTAGGATTATCTTTTAAAGAGGGGGCGACATTAATTGGTAGATTTGAAAAAAGTGGGATTGACTCTTCTGCAGCTTTAGCTTCACTTTCAAAGGCTACAGTAAACTATGCTAAAGACGGAAAGACATTGACTGAGGGGTTGAACGAGACTGTCAATGCAATTCAGAATGCTACTAGTAAGACAGAAGCAATAAGAATTGCTTCTGAAGTTTTCGGAAATAGAGCCGCTCCTAAAATGGTAGATGCTATCCAACGTGGGGCATTTAGTTTTAATGATTTAGCTGAAGCAGCACAAAACTCATCAGGAACTGTAGCAACAACATTTGCTGAGACAAAAGATCCATTTGATGACCTAACAACCTATTCCAACAAAGCAAAAGAAGGGCTTGCCGAGATAGGTGGTACACTACTTGAGACTGTTATACCAGCTTTAGAACCTTTGATGGGCATGCTTGAATCTGCTGTCAATTGGTTTACCAGCTTAAATGAAACTGATCAACAGACTATCGTGATTCTTGGCCTCGTTACAACTGCTGTAATGCTACTGCTTGGTGCAATAGCACCGCTAGTCATTGCTATAGGTGCAATAGGTGCGCCTGTCGGAATTGTCGTAGCGGCAATAGTTGCTGCTATTGCCGCTATTACACTCATCATTCAGGCCATCATGAACTGGGGGACCATATCTGAATGGCTTCAGTCGACGTGGGATGCTTGCGCCGCTTGGCTTTCTGAATTGTGGACTAATATTGTTACGACTGCTACTACAGCGTGGTCAAGTTTCACTGCTTGGCTTTCTGAAATTTGGTCTTCAGTAGTCTCAACGGGATAGTCTTTGTGGTCTAGCTTTACTAGCACCTTGTCCAATATTTTCTCAAGTTTGATTTCAGGAGCTCAGTCACTGTGGTCAAGTTTTACTTCTACCCTTTCCAATTTATGGTCTGGCCTGGTCTCAACCGGGTCAAATTTGTTTAATAATTTGAGTAGCACGATTTCAGGAATTTTTAATGGTATCTTATCCACTGCTAGCAATATTTGGAACTCTATCAAATCAACTATTTCAAATGCTATTGATGGTGCTAAAAATGCAGTATCTAACGCTATCCAAGCTATTAAGAATCTATTTAATTTCAATATCAGTTGGCCGCACATTCCATTACCACACTTCTATGTAAGTGGTTCAGCCAATCCATTAGACTGGTTAAGTCAGGGCGTTCCAAGCATCGGTATTGAGTGGTATGCGAAGGGTGGTATCATGACCAAACCAACTTTATTTGGAATGAATGGAAATAGAGCAATGGTTGGTGGAGAAGCTGGTGCAGAAGCAATCCTTCCACTCAATAAGTCAACTCTTGGTGCAATTGGACAAAGCATTGCTAATACGATGAATACATCGAATAGCATCAATGTCAACTTCTCAGGAGTGACCATCCGAGAAGAAGCGGATTTGAATAGACTAGCTGACGTAGTCGGAACACGTATTGCTGAAGAACTACAAAGAAAAACTAATTTGAGAGGAGGTTTCGCATGACAAAAATTAATGAGTTAACCATTGATGGAGTGAAAACATCATCATTTAAATGTGAGATTCTGGTTGAAACACGACCACAAATCATCGTATCCTCCTCAAAAACTAGTCTTTTAGAACATGATGGGATTAGTGGTGCAATTGTTCAATCAAATAGGCATCGTAGGTTGATTGAAAAAAGCTACCACATTAGCTTGATTAACCCAACGGATGAAGACTTATACCGTTTTTCTTCTCTGTTAAATCGTGAAAAATTTTGGTTAGAGAATGAACAAGAGCCAAGCGTGAAATATTGGTGCTATAAAGTGGATGATTTCAAAATTATTAAAGATGATTTTGGTGCATGGACGGTGGATGTAAAATTCACTTGCCATCCTACAAAATACTTTAAAGGCTCCGATACACAGAGATTGACAAGAAGTGGAACCTTGACCGTTCAAGGTTCTGCTCTTGCTTTTCCTAAAATCACAATCGTTGGTCAGAGCGCTGTTGAGACTTCATTTACAATCGCTGGTCAGGTCATTAGGCTTGAAAAACTCTCAGAATCGCTTGTGATGGTTAATAATCCTGACAATCCTAGCTTTAAAACGACAACAGGGAAGCCAGTCAAATGGTCAGGGGATTTTATCACAGTTGATCCAGCGAAAGTTAAGAATATTGGGGTTGTTTTAGGCCCAGGTATTCAATCGATTGAAATCGAAACGGTTTGGGGGTGGGCATAATTGCTTTATCTACTTAATAAAGATGTAAGAACCGTTCGATGGAACGGGGAGCCACTTCATGAAGCGACTTCGGCGATTGTTAAAGAGATCATGAATGGTGATTTCACCTTAACTGTGAAATATCCCATTTCCGACTCTGGTATTTATCAGCTCATCCAAGAAGATATGTTGATAAAAGCGCCGACTCCTGTTCTTGGTGCGCAGCTATTTCGCATTAAGAAACCTGTTGAATACAATGATCATCTGGAAATCACAGCCTATCACATTTCAGACGATGTGATGCAACGTTCTATCACACCAGTAAGTGTGACTAGTCAGAGTTGTGGCATGGCTCTTTCTCGCATGGTACAAAACACCAAAACGGCTCTTGGAGACTTCTCATTCAACAGTGATATCCAGGACCGTAGGACCTTCAATACGACTGAAACAGAAACCCTATACTCTATATTGCTGGACGGTAAGCACAGCATTGTTGGTACATGGGAAGGCGAGCTGGTTCGTGATAACTTTGCGATAACTGTCAAGAAGAGTCGTGGGGAGAATCGTGGTGTTGTTATTACAACGCACAAAAATCTGAAGAACTACCAACGCACAAAAAACAGTCAGAATGTTGTCACAAGAATTCACGCAAAGTCGACTTTTAAACCTGAAGGTGCTGAAAAAGAAACGACTATCAGAGTGACTGTTGATAGTCCTCTTATCAACTCATATCCTTATATCAATGAAAAAGAGTATGAGAACAACAATGCTAAAACTGTTGAAGAGTTGCAGAAGTGGGCACAGTCTAAGTTCTCAAATGAGGGAATTGACAAGGTCTCTGATGCTATCAAGATTGAAGCTTATGAACTTGATGGGCAAGTGGTCCATATGGGCGACACGGTCAATCTCAAGAGCTGGAAACATAATGTCGATGCATTCAAGAAAGCTATTGCTTATGAGTTCGATGCCTTAAAAGAAGAATACATCTCTCTGACTTTCGATGATGAGGCAGGTATTGGTGGTTCTAGAGCTTCTGGTGGCCTATCTAGCGCAGCCGATGCAATTCTTGGAGTGACAGAATCTGCACAAGAAATCGCCCTTGAAAAGGCTCTTCAAAATGCTGACTTAGACTTTGATCATAAGGCTGGATTGCTTAGACAGGAAATTTCTGACGATATTGAACTTGCCAAGGCCAAGGCGGAAGAAGTCAAGCGAGAACTGTCTGACACTATCAATCAGCGATTTAATAGCTTTGACAACGGGCCATTGAAAGAAACTAAGCACAAGGCTGAGGAAGCTTTGCGAAATGCTGGCGCAAGTACCCTGCTTGCACAGGAAGCTAAGCGGATTG